ATAAAGACATATTCTGCCTAACTCTATCAAAATAAGGAAATTTTAAAATTCCATCCTCATCTGTTGCCTCTCTAAAATCATTTACTTCTTTTTGAACCGACTGGCTCTCATTAAAAGTTTTTTCTTGCTTTATCTCTTCAAGTTGTCTTTTAACATCTTCAAGTTGTTTTTGTTGTTTTAGTTCTTGATCTGTCAGATAATCATCATCATTATCTGTATCAACAATCTTGTTTTTGTTGGATAATAATTCATCCATTTTCACTCGCAGTTCAGCCAGTTCTTTTTTTGTGTTTCCTAACTCAAGACTTCTACGATCGAAATCAACTCGCCTTTTGCGTGTTGCGTCTATTGCTTCTTGTTTTAAATCGGGATCGTTTATTTTTTTGACAAGCTCCTTTTCTTCTTTAGTCCAACCACTAGTTAGCCTTAAAAATTCCAATTCTTTCTCAGGGTTTTCTTCTTCTATTTCTTCTGCCTCTTCTGGTTTTTCGTCCTCGTTATTTACTGGCTCTTGCTCAACTTCTTTTTCCTCAACAATATCTTTTTGAATTTCCTCAATTTGATTTTCTTTTAGAATTTCGGCTATTGAGTCGCCGTTTTCTTTAGTAGTCATGCAGTATATTTAAAATATAATTAATTAACTAAAACCAAGTTATGTAAAATTAAATTAAAAGTCAATAATTAATAATCTTTAATATGGCAATCATTTTTTTTTAAATGATCCATGTAATCTCTTTTAGTAGTGTAATTCTTATTATCTAAATGGCTTTTAATTGATCCATACTTATTAATATATCCATCAACTGTCAAATCTTCTCTCGGTGTCGGGTTCTTTCTTTGTACTGATGAACCCTGGACGCTTCTAATAAAATTTAATTGTTCTGTTGTATACATAGTTATAATCCGTTGTTTATTGTTTGATTAACTCTATCAGTTCTATTTTTAATAACTTCTTCACCTGTAGGAGCGACTTTCTCTAATAACCTAGATTGACGATCTGCTGCTTTGTTAGCATCTTCAAAATCAATCTTATCTTCAAATTGTACTTGTCCTTGCAAAACCTTAGCTTTTTCAATATCAACCTTTTGTTGCTCAATATTAATTTTTGCTTTTTCTGATTCTACTTTAAATTGAAATTCCTTATCTTTTCTTTCGTTCTCTGCTTGTGCCAGGATAGCTTCTTGGTTAGGTTGCTCTTCTTCTTGCTCTTCTGGTTTAGCAAGTAAAAAGCCTTCTAAATTTCTACCTACTTTAAATGGTCTAGCTGCAAAGCCTAAAAACTCATTAAAAGCTTCGGGCTGTATCATTGCAGCTTGTAATAAAGGAAAAAATTGAGTAGCAAAGTTGGTGATTGTTCCTATAAATTCTATCCTATCTTGCTTTTCTTGTTGTTGGTCAACTGATATAGTGCTGTCTGTCTCTATATCAATAGAAAAAGACCTTAACTTATCGTTAGTAAGCATTTTTTCAACCTTAGGAATTTGCTTAATTTCTATTGCAAAACCTTTTAACTCGTCTTGTGCAATTTTCATTGTCTTATCAAAACCTTTTTTAGCCTGTTCTTTTAACAACTCCACTTGCTCAACTCTTTCTTGCCCTTGTAAATTTTCTGGCAAATTAGAAATAGCCTCTTCTAACAGTCTTGTTTGGTTTTCTCTTGTGTTGCTTGCTACAGATTCTAAATCGACAATTTGGCAGTTAGTGATTTTTAACAACTCTTCAATAGAATAGTTTTCGGCAATCATTTCCGACATAATTTCGACGGTATCTTTGATTGATGTTTCATTAGCTTTCTGCAATGGCTGTATCCTAGAAATAGCAAAATCACCTTTTAATCTTTGGGCTGTTGCCGTTTCGCTTGCTATACTAACGCCCCTTACAATATCGGATAAGCCTGTGATTTCTCTAATGTTATTAATAACTCTTGCTTTTTGGTCGTTTAATTGTGCAACAGCGTTAATAATTGGGTTAATATCTTTTGTAAAGATCATATCTTTAATATTACCAGTGGCAACTCCTGATAGCGGAGCATACTCTCCGTCTTCTCCGTTTAATATATTTTTAATATCTTGCCCTTCGCTAATAGTATTATAAACACCGCAAACTTTCGATTGCTCTATTAATGATTTAATTCTTGCATCTATAGTGTTTAATTCTTCCGCTTGGGATTTGTACATTCTATATAAAGGAATAGGCAAAATTGAAGAAGGGTCGCTATCTGATCCAGTAGGTCTTGCCATAGGAAAAAAGCCGTTAATTTCGTAAGGGTCTTCATCTACTTGGATAATTTTGTCTTGAGAAAACCACACAACTTGATTGTTAACTTTATCCCATATCTCCCATAGTTCTGCACTTTCTGGCTCTGCGTCAGTCATTAAAGAAGAGTCTAGCTTAATATCTTTGCCATTCTTACCAAATAAGTCCATTAACTCATCCGCTGTTTTATAACATCTAAAAGCTATCCATTTTAAATCAGTCCAGTCTGTAGCTGTTGGATCTGTAATAAAATCTTTCCACTTTACTTTTTTAGGATAAATCTTTTTATTGGTATTGTCCACAACCTCCTCACCATCTTCCATTTGTATAATTTCGCCATCTTCCATGTAAACACGGATTAAGCCGCGTCCAACAATTAAAAAATCTTTTCTAGCCTTTGCAAAAACATTGTCCGCTTTAGTTATATCTAAAAAATAAGTAACGGCTCTTTCTAGTATTTCACTAGTTATCTTCGCTATATCATCCTCATCTTTAAATCTTCTGGTAATGTTGGGTTTCGGTAGTCTTGAATAAACCAAAGGGGCTAAAGTTTCAGTATTGGCAAAAAATACATTGTATCTATTATCTGAACCATGTTTATAAGTATCTCTGTAGATATCTTCGTACTTTTCTGCCTCTTCAAAATATTTCTCGTGATAAGTTAAAGAAGTTTCAATTTGTCTTTTCCATACTTCGTAAAGTTCCGATTTCTTTTTTGATTTTTTTTGTTTTTCGTCTGACATATTAAGATATTATGAATATATATAATATCTAGGTTATGTAAAATTAAATTAAAAGTCAATAATCTATTCGTGGCTTGTAATTTTCTTTCTAGTTCTAATTGCAGCAGGATTAAAGTTTTGATAAAAGTCTTCTTCTGGTGATAGTATAGCCTCTTTCACATCTATTGTAATTGGTCTTGCCATGCAAATATATCTTAAAACATCCATCAAATGATCTTCTAAACTGGTGTCTAAATCTTCGGGCTTTGTCTTATCATATTGCATTATTGGCAACGTTCTAATTAAGCTCTTGCAATCCTCGGTAATATAAATTAAAGGACTTCCATCCCTTCCCAAGAGTCTGGTTCTTATTTGTTGCCAGCCTGCGACCCTCTTATTGTCTGCTCTTTGATATATGCAACCATATTTTGCTAATTCTTCGGCTTGAGTCATGCCCATATTTTTTTTGCTTTCGTCAAATATAGCAGGATCCGCAACTTGATTATTCATAACCTCATAACCTTGCATCTGCTTAGTATTTTTACCAATCTCTGCTAGTTCCATTTTTACGCCTTCGTTTGGTTTTCCTGTCCATCCGTAATATTCTCTATAAATAATTAAAGAATCCCTGGGAAAGCAAATCTTTTTACCGCCTACATTTATTAAACTTCCATCACTTACAGCAGCCCACAACACACCAAAGGGTGCGGAGTAACCCCAATCGAAACCCCTTATTTTGTACCAATCCTCCGGAATATCAAAGGAAGGTATTACATGAGCCTCTTTGTCAAACTTATCAAAGTAAGCCCCCTCTATTGCGTTCCAATCACCTTCTAGCATTGCTTTTGCTAATGCACCACCTAAACCTAATAATTTAAATTTATACAATGGATCGTTTATTGTCATTGTTGGATTGTCTGCTAGTTTTGCAGGTATAAACTGTCTTAACATCCCCCCATCTTCATCTTTCATTTTATAGATTTTTAATAATTCTTTACCATCTATAAATTCATTTTTAACAAATTCATGCCCAATTCCCCCAGGGTTAGAGCCACAAACTATTCTTGGTAATTGTCCAACTAAATTACTTGGCACTTCTAATCCGCCAAGCCTTACCCTACCCCGTAAAAATTTATAAATATAATTTGTAAAATGTGTTAATTCATCTATTAATAAAATATTGATCTCCACGCCTTGATATTTAATCACGTCTTTCTCATGTTGACAATGACACAAGTGAATCTTTGCACCATTCCAGAAGGTGATTTGTGCGGTTGAATAGTTTATTGAGCATAAATTTTTGTTTATCATTTCAGATAAAGAGCTGACAAAGCCACTTGATCCATCTAAATGATTTTTTTTTAAATCTTCTGATAATCTTCTGAATAAGAATATTTGAACGTTCGGGATGTGTATAGCGTAATAAATAGCTAATGCTCGCATACAATGAGATTTACCGCCTCCTGCAGCACCTCCGTATAATATCTCCGTGGCTTCTGACGTAAAACAAGTTGATTGCCTAGGATGTAAGTTAAACTTCATTTAATTACTTTCTGATTATTATAGATTCTAAACTTTGTTTTTCTAAATCTATATTATAACGCTTTAAGATATTTTTTCTTTTTATCTCTAATTTTAACTTATTAGCTTCGTTAGATATTAGTATGTACAAACCAAATTTAAGCCACAACTTACTTATTATAGTTTGTTTAGGTCTATTGATAGTTGTTTTAATTTCCTTTCCAAAAAAAGTAGTTTTCATGATATTTTTAATCAATTTATTAGTCTCCACCCCGTGAGCGATAAGCATTCAAGCCTTGTCTGTGGTGGTTGGTTTTTTTAGTCTCTTGGATATTTTTTATTTATTTTTATAACATATTTCATTGCACTTTCTAAACTGCTAAAGATATGCGAATAACCTTCCGTAAAAGGATAGACATTAACTGAGTAATAAAATGCTGAAACATCGTAAAGAGAACACTCTTTAACGAAGGGACATAAAAGGTTAGGAGTTGTTTTATAATCTACTTTGTACATCTCTTTCTCTTCAGGTGAGCATCTTTCATATATTTCTGACTTAAGTAACCAAAAATTAATATTGTCTTCTGTTTTTTTAAGAAAAAGTCTTTTAGGATTTCGTGCTGCCATTATTCTTTAGTAAGATTAAACTCAATGTTTACCTTATCGGCCGGGTTAGTAATCCCTATTAAGTCTTGTTTATCTGCCCAACTACCATCAAATCCGCCTTTTCTAAATCTGTTCTTCATGTGAAAAACAAAAGCACCATTATTAAAATTGTCTATAGCTCCAACCATACCTTTGCGGCCTTTTTCTTCAAACCAAAGTTGGCTTAACACGTTTCCTTTTTTAATTGTGTCTAAAAAATCTATCTCGATCGGCTCCAGGTTTTCGTTGTCTGATCTTAATATTCTGTAAAATGTTTCTCTTGTTATATCTAGCTCAGCTATTGCGACAATATCACTTCCCCCCTGCTTATAACTATCTAACAACTTTTTTTTCAATGTTTCATTCCATTTTTGTGGGATTACTCTTGGTCTTCCGGACTTCTCTTTGTCTTTTTGTTTTTTGTTTACTGCCATAATGAATTNATTAATTAACATTGTTATACTTATATATTAAGATACTTTGTTAATTAGTCAATAAGAAGGTTTTACCCTCCTTATAGTTCAAAATCTCCTGTTTTTAAGTTAAAGGTTGCAGATATTTCTTGAATTGGCTTATTATCTGAAAATTCCAAAAATCTTTTATCAGATTTTAATTCTTTCAATACTTGAAAAATTGTCAATCCTTCG